CCCGCCAGGCGAGGCACTGTCGCCGTCGAGCGACAGCGTGCGGTTCGTGTCGAGCCGCCCACCGCCCACCAGCGAGCCCGCCGTGTCGACGCGCCGGTCGTCGTTCACGCCGTCGGTGATGCCGTAGCCGGCCAGCGTGGTCGGCTTGCTGCCGACGTTGGCGAAGGTCAGCGGAACCTGCGAGGCGGCGTCCACGCGGCCGTACTGGTCAACCGAGATCACCGGGATGAAGGACGCGCCGCCCCAGATGCCGGCCGAAAAGTACGGCGCGAGCGAGATCGTGCGGTTGGCGGAGAGGTCGCCGCCGCCCACCAGGCCGCCGCCCGTGTCGATGCGCCGAGTGACGGGCACCGCCGTGGCGGCCGTCGTGCTGGCCAGGCTCGCCTGCTTCGTCACGCCGCCCTGCACCAGGACGACCGTGTCCTGTGGCGTCGGGTTCTCCGCCAGCGGCAGCTGCGTGATGCGGGTCGGGATGAGGTTCGACGGGACCGTCATGGGATGAGATAGCCCTCGCCGTTCTCTGTGGTGAGGAAGTCGTCCCCGTCCTGCGAGATCAGGCCGGCGGGGGCGGTCGAGACGCTGACATCAGGCCGCACGAACGGGAGCACGATGCGGTCAGGCTGGCGCGCCGGGAGGCGGTACGGGTCGAGTACATCGAGATCCGCCTTGCAGACCCGCAGGCCTGGCGCGTTCGGATCCGAATAGAGGTCGTCGAGCGACATCTTCCGCGAGCACCGGGCGCAGATGCCGATGCCCAGCGTCGATCGGCCGCGCGTGTCGAGGAAGATGCCCATCGCTCTACCTCGTGTATGGCCGAAGGTTCGGAGCTATCTTCATCGGGGAGCTGTCGCGCTCCTCAAAGAAGCAGGTCGCGAGCGCCTCGTCGGCGAGGCCCTTCAGCGTGCCGATCATGCCGGCCTCGACCTGGGGCGTCTCGAGCGCCAGCTTGTAGGCCAGCATCGCCACGAGACCCTCGTACCAGCGCTGCGGGATGTCGAGCGTCTGGGTGAGCGTGCCGACGTCCATGAGGTAGCGCCGGCGCCAGGTCACGACCTGATTGAACTGCTGCGCGTAGCCCGGCACGGGCCACAGGCGGATCACCGGCACCTCGCGCTGGCGATCGAGCCAGAACTGCTGCGGGCGCCCCAGGAAGGCCTTGTTCGGGAAGTTGACGTAGTCGTCTTGGTTGAGCCGCGCGATCGGGATCTCGGTCGGGTTGAAGCCCGGATAGAATTCCGCGACGTTCAGCGTCGTGCCATTGACCGCGCGCACCCGGAAATAGGACTGCGGCAGGGCGCCCTCGACGTCGAACCAGCGGAAGATCCGGGCCTCGTAGACTAGCGGGCCGAGCGCCAGGGCGGTCGACCAAGTGACGCCGTCGGGGGAGGTCTCGACGACCGTGTCGTAGGTGCCCGCCGCGCCCATGGCGAGGCCGTAGGTGGTGACGCGCAGATCCTCGGGGGAGGCGATGGTGATCGAGCCGTTGGGCGAGGTCTGGACGCACGAGGTCAGCATGTCGCCGTCGAAGGCGAAATTCGCGACGCCGGAGGTGGAGTTGTAGGAGCCCTCGACGCGCTGCAGCGTGCGGAAATTGGTGTTCAGCAGGTCGATCGTGCCGAGGGGCGTGTCGATGTAGGAGACGCCGTAGGTGAGCGGCAGGACGACCTTCTCGACGGTCCAGAGCGGCAGGCCTTTGTTCACCAGCTCCGACATCAGCAGGTAGAGCGTGTCGCGCGCCACCTGCTGCATCTCGGCGGTGATGGCCTGGGGCGGCAGGCGGCATCGACGATAGGCGTGGTCGACCACCTTGTTGGTGTCGAAGACCGTCGTCGATGTCGTCCCGGAGACCGTCACGTCAGTCGCTCTTTCAGCAGCCGGCTTTGCCGCCCTTGGTTTTCATGGCCGAGGGCTTGACCATCTTCTTGACCAGCGCCTTGTCCATCGCTTCGTCCGCGTGGGCCATCCCGCCCTTGGCCTTCATGGCAGCCGGCTTGACCATCTGCTTGACCAGCTTCTTGTCCATGGCCTCGTCCGCGTGAACGGCACCGCCGCGCGCGTAGGCCTTGACCATGGTCTTCCCGGCCGAGCCGGTGAAGCCCTTGTCGGAGGGAAACTGGAACTCGCCGTACTTCACGCCCATGGTCAGCTGTCCTTCCTCTTGGGGCCCTTTTCGGCGCCCTTGATCTTGCCCTTGTTAATCGAGGCGTAGAAGACCTGCTCGCCCTTCTTCGCCCCGTATTCCTTGGCCATCGCGGCCTTGATCTTGGTGCCCTTCTTCGTCAGCGGCATGTCACTTGGCCTTCCGGGCCGCGCGCATGTTGTCGACGAGGTTCGGGTACGGCCGCCCCGCCGCCTTCGCGGCTTCCCTGGCAGTGTCCTTCTGCTTGTCGGTCAGCCCCTTCGGCTTGCCGAGGCTCTTCGGGCGGGCCTTGGCCCAGACAGGCTTGGAGCTCTTGGCCATGGTCAGCAATCCCACTTCCGCAGCGACAGGGCCTTCCGGGTCGGGCGGCCCTTCTCGTCCTTCATGGGGCCCGGCATCCCCGACATCCTGGCGCAGAAGCTCTTCCGGCGCCCCGCCGCGACATCGCTCTTGGCCGCCTGCTTGGCCGAGACCGGCGGCTTGATGTCGTGCCCCTGGGCGCGCAGCGAGGCGCGGCCCTTGGCGTTCAGCCCGCCTTCGGGGTTCTGCCCCTCTTTCCGCTGCCAGGCCGGGCTCTTGGCCATCGCGCCACTCCACCATCAGCAGATATTGCCGCTTCCGTTCATTCTACCGCATCGAGGCGGCCCACGCCTAGCGCAGAGTTGCCAGGCCCTGGGCCCTGCTCAGGAGACCTGATTGACCGTCAGAATGACCGCCGGAGCGGCGGGATAGGAGGGGGTGACGCTGGCGGGGTAGGTCACCAGGGAGCCGTGGCCATCCGGGCTCAACCACTTCATGGTCACCCTGCTGGCGGTCGACAGCGTCAGGAAGATGTTAGCCGCGACGATAGCCGACGAGGGCGTGCTGTCGTTTTCTCGCGAGGGCAAGGTTGCCCAGCTGGTCGAGGCGGGGACATCAGCGCCGTCGATGGCGAACCAGATGGCGACCAGGGTCTGGCCGGCTGTGGAATTGTTCAGCTGGGCGCTGAACGCGAAGTTGTAGGTGCCCCCGACAGCAACGGCGATCTGCTGCGTGGCGGGGTTCAGCGTCACGCCATTGCTGGCGGTCGTCGTGTTCAGCTGCAGCAGGGTGGCCGTGTTGGGCGCGGCGACCTGAGCACCATTCACGGCAGCGCCGGACGCGTGGGCCTTGTTGGGAGATCCGGCCGCGCCGCGCGTGCAGCCCGTGAAAGATGTCGCCGTGATGCCGGTGTAGGTGATCAGCTCGGCCTCGATGAAGATCGCGCCGACGGCAGAGAAGCCGGTAGTGGAGACGACGGGGATGGTGGTCTGGGTGTTGGTGATGGCGGCGGTGAGGGTGGTGCTGTAGTCGAAATAGAACGCGCCGTACTGCGTGTTGATGTCGGACGGGTTCAAAACCTCCCAGGACGGCGCTGCAGAGATCGAGCCGGTGCCGGTCTGCGACAGGAAGCGCTTCGTGGTGGTGGTGTTGCCAGGCAGCTTCGCGAGCGTGTTGGTGGCCGAGGCGTAGAGCGTGTCGCCCAGCGTGTACGTCGTGATGCCCGTCCCGCCCTGCGTCGGCGTCGCCGGGGTCACGTCCAGAACCTGCGAGACGTAGGACGCGGTGGTCACCTGCTTGTTGGTGCCCGCCTGCACGATCGGCGTGATCTCGGTCCCGTCCAGCGTTGCCGCTGCGGGCATCGCCGAGATTTTCTGATCAGGCATCAGCACACCTCCAGGTTGATCTTGCTATCGTCTTCTTGCAGAACGTAGCCCGTGCTTTCCATCAGAATATAGCACAGCGTCGGGGGCGTGGGGGGGACGAGGCACGAGTAGGTGTCGACCACGCCGGCCCCGCCGACATCGTCGCCATACCCGTTGTTCGTATCCGCCACGACGCGGATCGCGCAGCCAGGCGTGGTCGACGCCTGGTTCGCGACGCCGGAGTAGCCGACGTAGGCCACCTACTGGATGCCGGCCTGGAGCAGCGTCAGGCGCGCCGTGCCGCCGCCGGAATTCACCAGCAGCCGGATCGCCGTCACCGGGAAGGCATAGTTGCCGTCGGCATTGACGGCCAGGCCCACGATCGTCGGGTGAGAGAACCACGTCGCCGTGCTCGGGTCGAACGTCGGCAGGTTCACGTCGTCGAAGGTGTGCTGCACGGTGTAGTTGACCGTGCCCGTGACGACGACAGCGAACCCGATGTTGAACGGGCTCGTGTTCAGGTTCATCGGGGACACGGCCGAGGCGCCGACACCCGTCTGGGATAGATCAATGCGACGCATCAGCTCGCTCCTTTAGAACGCCAAACCAAGGAAGAATGGGGGGCCGAAGCCCCCCATCCCAATTAGACGCCAGGCGTCCCGAACACCGTGCGCGGGTCGGTCCAGCCGAACGCATAACGCTCGGTGGCCTTGTAGCGCATGCTGTCGGTTTCGAAGTCGCCTTCCATGCTCTTCTCGAGCTTGCGGCGCATCAGGAGCTTCAGCCCCTCCGGCGCGTCGGTCTGCACCCACCAAGCCGTGGTGGAGGTCAGACGCGACAGGTTCGCCTGGCCACCCGACAGCAGTCCCATGGAATTCACGGGGTTGATGTCGTTGAAGTTCGTGCCGGTACGCAGCACGCTCTTCAGCAGCACTTCCGCCTGGAAGACGTTGGACGGCGAGACCACCAGCTTCGTCGGCTGGAGCCGGATGCGCTTGCCGTTGTTGTCGACGGCGTTGCGGATCTGGACCAGCATCTGCTCGAGCGACGTCTGCGAGAGGTTCGCGGCCGTCGTCAGCTGGTTGCTGAACGTCCCGTTGACGATCGGGTGGGCGTTGGAAACCAGCGCCACGCCGTCGCCACCGGGGAACGCGCCGTTGAAGGCGCGGTTCAGGATGTTCGCGCCCAGCGTTTCCTTGGTCTCGATCAGCGACTGAGCAAGGTGGCGGGCGTAGGTCTGCCCGATCTTGATGTGGTCGCCGTCTTCGACCAGCACCTTCGTCAGCGCGAAGGCGAGGCCGTAGACCTTGTAGAGGTAGCGCTGGATGAACAGCACACCGCCCGACTGGTAGGTGACCGGGGTGCCGTCCGGCAGCTCGGGCGCCGCGCCGAAGCCGTACAGGACCGGCTCC